GCGTCAGATGTGTATAAGAGACAGGCACATCACCGCGTCAATCAGCGACACGGCCGAGGGTCGCGACGCCGTGCAGCTGATCCGCGACGGCGTGCTTGATTCGTTCAGCGTGGGCTTCATGCCCGTGACCACCGACAAGCGCACCGAGGGCGACACGAGCGTGTACGTGCGGCGCGCCGTGAAACTGCTTGAGGTCGCCGTCACCGGCATACCCGCGTACACGGGCGCGGCCATCACCGGCCAACGGGACCAGGAACACGTCAACCAGGAAACCGACACCAAGGAGGAAACAGTGGAAAACGAACAGCAGCCGGCGACGGAATCGCGTTTCGACCAGCTCGAAATGCAGATCCGTTCGCTCGCGGACACCATCGGCCGGCAGAAGCCGGACCCGCCGCACGTCATCGGTGGCCAATACCGTTCGGCCGGCGAGTTCGCGAAGGCGCTTGCGGCCGGCGACGACACCGCGTATGAGTTCATGCGCGAGGCCCGCGACCTGATTTCCAGCGCCGACACGAACAACACTAACGAGTGGGTCGCCGACCAGATCAAGCTCATCCAGTCGCGCCGTAGCGTCGCGAACCTGTTCCAGCATGCCGCGCTGCCGGCCAACGGCATGACGCTGGAATATCTCAAGCTCGGCTCTAACACGCTGAAGGTGGCCGAACAGACGGCCGAGGGCGCGGCCCTGACCACCGGCAAAATCACGCTCACGAGCGCGACCGCCGCCGTGAAGACCTATGGAGGTTACGCGCCGCTGTCGCGCCAGGTCATCGAACGCAGCAACACGCCCGCGCTCGATACCGCGCTCCGCGCGCTCACCATCGCTTACAGCAACGCGGTGGAGGCGGCGGCCCGCGCGCAGCTGACTGCCGCCATCACCGGCGCCGCAGCGAACAAGCTGGAGACGCCGGCGGCGGTGAGCGCGCTCACCGCCGACCAGTGGATTACCGTCATCATCAACGCGGCCGAGGCGGCGGACGGCCGAGGCGCGCAGCTCGGCACGCTCGCGGTCAGCAAGGACGTATTTGACAAGATGGCGAAGATCACGCGCAGCGGCGACGCGCTCATGGACGTTTCCGGCGAGGGCGTGGACAAGCTCGGCAGCCTGAGCCTTACCGGCATCACCGGCCGCATGCTGTCCGTCCCCGTGCAGATGGTGCCGGATGCCGCCGCGAACACGGCCGCGTTCATCGACCCGACCGCGTTGCAGATGTGGGAGGCCGGCGGCCCGTTCCAGCTCCAGCAGGACGACACCACGAAACTGCTTTCCAATTACAGCGTGTACGGTTACGCGGCGTTCGCGACCGTGTTCACCGGCGGCGTCATGCCGTTGGGTCCGAAGGCCACCGCCTGAGTAGGCGCACATGGACCAGTTGCATGACAAGTTCCTGTCGATGATGAACGTCATCGGCAGCGACGACGAGACGCGCGCCGACGACTGTCTGGCGACGGCGCGCGCCTACCTGTCGACGAACCTGGGCGAGACGTGGGACACGGTGCCCGACCTGATCCAGTCCGATTGCGTGCTGGCGGTCGCCGCCGACCTGTTCAACCAGAAGGACGCGCGCAACGGCGTGATGAACGTGGACAGCGACGCCATCGAACCGTTCCGCGTCTCCGCCGACCCGTTGCGCGCCGCCTGGCCGAAGCTCCGCGCCGCCGGCGTGCTCGCGGGAATGGGGATCGCATGACAAACACCATCACCGGCAAGATCGACGCGCTCATGGAACAGGTGGCCGGCGCGTGCGGCGACCTCGTGGAACACGTCACCATCGACGAGACCGAGGTGAAGCCGCCACGCGGCAAGGTCTGCGTATGGGTCAAACCCCCCGAAGTGGCATGGCCCTACGCGGGCGCGGAAAACGAACTATCGGTGCGGCTCGTGTTCGTCGCCGGCAGTCCCTGGGCGCAGGCGTCCGCGCTGCCGCTGCTACTGGCCGCGATGGACCGGCTCGCGGCGTCCGCGCTGCCTGTCACATCGGCCGAGCCCGTCGGCTTCACGCGTGGAGACGCGACGCTCGCGGCCTACCAGATCACACTCAATGAAATCTAACGAAAGGAACAACCATCATGGCGGACAAAATCCGTACCCTGGGACCGGGAAGCCTGGTCATCGGCTCCTCAGACGACCAGTACAAGCTGGACGTCGATTGCACGAGCGTGGAACTGTCGCCGGACAATTCCAGCGAGGACCCCGACACGTACCTGGACGGCCACGAGGAGGGCGGCGCGCTCAGCACGTCGTGGAAGCTGTCGGGAAGCATCGGCGAGGACTTCAGCATGAACGGCGCGCAGGTGTATTGCCTGAACAATGCGGGCGAGACCAAGCCCGCGAAGTTCATCCCGAACACGTCCGGCGCGCTCCAGCTCGACATGACCGTGACCATAGCGCCAATCGCGTTCGGCGGTGACGTGAAGACGAAGAACAAGAAGGATTTCGAGTTCTCCGCCACCGGCGTGAAGGCCAGCGCGTACACGAAGCCGAGCGCCTGAACATGGCGGACAAGGCCCTGTACGTCGTCGGCCAGAAGCGTTTCGTTCAGACCATGCGCAAGGCCGGCGCGGATATGCAGGAGCTCAAGGAAGTCAACCGCAGGGCCGCCGACATCGCAAAACCCGAGGCGGTGGCCCGCGCGCCACGCGGCAAGACCGGCAGACTGGCCGGTTCCATCCGCGCCGGCGCCACGCAGAAGGCCGGTATCATCCGCGCCGGCCGCAAGACCGTGCCGTATGCGGGCCCGATCAATTACGGCTGGCCGGCGCGCAACATCAGACCGAGAACGTTCGTGAACGACGCCGTGGCATCGACAGAGAGCCAATGGGCGAAGGAATACGAAACGTTCGTGAAGAAGACCATGAACCAGATCAAGGGAGCCTAGATCATGCGAAGCACAGCGAAAGTCACGTACACCGACGGGCATGTGGACGAAGCGCCGTTGACGCCGCGCGTCATCACGTCGGCGGAGGAGCACGCGCAGAAGGAGGGATGGGCGCCGGGCGAGGCATCCAAGATTCGCCAGTCGTACTACATGGCGTATCTGGCGCAACGATACGCGGGCAACACCACCATGCCTTACGCGCAGTGGCTGGAAGAGGTGGACGACATCGACGTGGAGACGCCGACCGCTGAAAACCCTACCGTCTAGCCGAGTGGCCCGACGATTCGCTGGGCATGCTGTCGTTCCTGCTCGCGGCCCGTTTCGGCGGCACGCCGTGGGCATGGAGGCATGAGGCCAGCGAACTCGATTGGGGCACCGGCATGAGGTTATTGCAGGACGAGATAGAACACATGGAGGAGGTGGACCGTGGGTAAAAGCGCCATCATGAGCGTGCGGATCACTGGCAACAGCGACGACGCGGTGAAGGCATTGTCCAAGGTCACGGCCAAGGCCAGCGCGTTCGGCACGTTCATGGGCGGCGCGGCGCTCAAGGGCGTTTCCGCGTTGTGGGACACGCTCAAGGGCTTCACCAGCGCGGTCATGGACATGTCCGATTCCACGGACAAGTTCAAAAACACCATGAATTTCGCCGGCTTCGACACGAGCGCCGTGGAGGCCGCGACGAAGGCCACGCGCGAATACGCCGACAAAACCGTCTACGACCTGACCACCGTGCAGAACACCACGGCGCAGCTCGCGGCCAACGGCATCCAGGATTACGTCGGACTCACCGAAGCCGCCGGCAACCTGAACGCCGTGGCCGGCGGCAACGCCGAAACGTTCAAAAGCGTCGCCATGGTCATGACGCAGACCGCCGGCGCGGGGAAATTGACGACCGAGAACTGGAACCAGCTGACAGACGCCATACCGGGCGCGGCCGGCAAGCTCCAGGAAGCCATGCTGAACGCGGGCGCGTACACGGGCAATTTCCGCGAGGCCATGGAAAAAGGCGAGATCACGGCCGACGAGTTCAACAAGGCCATCATGGACCTGGGCATGACCGACGTCGCCAAGGAAGCGGCCACGAGCACGCAGACCATGGAAGGCGCGCTGGGCAATCTTGAGGCCGCAGTAACCGGCGGATTGACGGACGCTTTCAATCTGTTCAAACCGGCCGTGACCAGCGCCATGACCGTGGCCGCCGACAAGATCAGCGCGTTCAGCGGCAAGGCGACGACCGGATTGCAGGGCGTGATAAAGCTCGTGCGTGACGGTGATTTCAGCAGCGAATTGCGCGAAGCGTTCAACATCGATGAAGACAGTCCCGTCGTTGATTTCCTGCTCACCATCCGCGACAACGCGGTGAGCGCGTTCGATACGGCGAAGCAGAAGGCCGGCGAGTTCGTGGCCGCATTCCAGAACACCGGCCCGATGCAGGCCGCTGCGGACATCTTCGGCGCGGTGTGGGAGGCGTGCAAGAACCTCGCCGGCGCGGCCGGTGACGTCATCGGCCAGTTCACGCCGTTGGCGGATTCTATGGGCGGCGCGTCCGGCGCCGGCCAGGCGTTGGGTGACGCATTCAACGGCGCTGCCGATATCGTCGGCATGGTTTCGGACAAGCTCACGGCGTTCAGCGACTGGGTATCCGAGCATGCGGAACCCGTCGCGTCCGCGCTTGTGGGCATCGCGGCGGGTTTCGCCGCGTTCAAGGTCGCTTCGGCCATCAGCGCCGTCGTGTCCGCGTTGCAGGGATTCAGCGTGGCGACCACGGCCGCTTCTGTGGCGCAGTGGGCCATGAACGCGGCCATGAACGCGAACCCCATCGTCATCGTCATCACCGCGATAGCCGCGCTGGTGGCGGCTCTCGTCTACTTCTTCACGCAGACCGAGACCGGCCGTCAGATATGGGCGTCGTTCACATCATGGCTGGGATCGTGCGTGGGCAACATCGTGGGATTCTTCCAGGCGTTGCCGGGCAAGATTGGCGGCTTCTTCCAGTCGGCAGCGCAGTTCGCGACCGACAAGTGGGATGCAGTCGTGGCGTGGTTCAAGGGCATTCCGGGACGTATCACCGGCGCGATAGGCAATGTGGGGCACCTGCTGTACAACGCCGGCGCATCGATCATCAGCGGTTTCCTTGACGGTCTGAAAAGCATGTGGGATTCCGTGACGGGCTGGATTTCCGGCATCGGCGACTGGATAACCGAGCACAAGGGACCGCCGGAATACGACGCCGTGATGCTCGTCAATAACGGCCGTCTCATCATGCAGGGCTTCGCCAAGGGCTTGCGCAGCGGTTTCGACACCGACGTGCGGCGCACCATCTCACGGATCAACGGCCGTATGGGAGGGCTCAGCCTGGACGCCGGCATGAACGGCGGCACGGTGGGCGGAACCGTGGTGAACGTCACGTTCAACGCTCCGGTGGACCGTGAGGGCGTGGCGCGCGAGATCAGGAAGATTCTCGGCGATTACGACAGGAAGCGGGGCAACTAGTGCAGCAGTGTTTCATGTTCCTGGACTGGGGCGACGGCTGGAAGTCCGTCAACGACCATGCCGAGGACGTGGCCGCGTTGGCCGGCTTCAGCATCCAGTGGGGCACCGATGACCTCGCCGAACAGCCCGAACCGTCGGTGATGTCGTTCACCTTGCGGGATCGTACCGGGTGGCTCACCGGCCGCGCGCTCACATTGGCCGGGGCCCGCGTGCTCGTGCAGATCTCCGAACAGCCCACGTGGGGCATGCTCCGAGACGATATGGGCCCATGGTCGGCGCAGCATATGCGAGTGGAAGCGATGCACCAGGCTTACACGCCCGGCCTGCCTTCCAGCACGTCCAGCACGGCAATCACCCTGTTCGACGGACTGGTGCAGAACGGCGGCGACGCGCGACCGCATGGCGACGGATGGCTGCTGGAATTGAGCGCCAGCGGTCGCATGATCCTGTGGAAGAGATTGCAGAAGCAGGGGCCAACGTCATCCGACGCCAGGTATGCGGGACTGCATTGGGTCGCCGGCATGAGCGGCCGTGTGGAAGAGCTCAACCGGCGCGCCGCCGACGCCGACGCTCCCCGGGTCTCCGTATCCGGTTTGACCTCCACCGATTCCATGGCGGCCTATAAGACCGACGATTATCCGTCCCAACTGGATTTGCTGCATCGCACGTTCGCGCATGAGAGCATGTGGCCCATCTGGTACGAATACCCGGATCGTGCGGTGAGCCGTCTGGATTACATGCCGTTCGGCGTTCCCGTGACGCTCGGCGTCGATACCGTGGGACGGTTCACCGTGACCGACTGGACCGGAGAGACGCTGGACGGTTTGGACGCTGCCGAAATCATCATCGACGACGAACAGACGCTGACCATCCCGGAACCCGTCACGCAGTTCGTCATCCAGGGCAAGACCGCGAAGGCAAGCGACGGCGTGCTTGAGTTCGACCAGCACGACACCGAGCTATCCGACCTCGGCACGCTGCCGGCCAACCTGAAAACCACCCAGTCAAGCGTCACCGTTGAAGCCGACGTGGTTTCAGCGGACGAAAGCGGCGGAGTGTGGACCCGCGCAGGCGGCACCGTATGGACGCCTGGCGACGATGAACGCGCGGCGTTCTCCCGTCTGCTCGTCACGGTTGACCGGCGATTGCGGCCGGAGACCATCGTGTTCGACAGCCGCAGGCTCGACCCAGCAACGCACGCGCGCCTGTATCTCACCGCCAGCAGCGGCCCGCTGGTCATCCAGGGAGCCACGTCGTCACGGCTCGCCGGCGACGACGGAAACCCGGCGGCATCCGGCGCGTGGGCAAGCATCGGCGGCACGCTCACCTACCAGTGGAGGAGCGGCCGGCCACTGCTCCGCAACGAGGTGACGTTATGGCCGCTGCCAGTCGCCGCAGCTGCCGGCGCCACCTGGGCAGACATGGGCTCATGGCCCGTCACCTGGACTCAGGCGGCGTTCACCTTAGCTGAACTCGCGCTGATTCACGACTACCAGCAACAAACCACCATGGAGGAATCATGAAGACCACGGACATCTACGGACTTCCATACATCGAGGCCGACGACCTCGTATCCGCCGCGCCGGCGCAGTTCAAGACCATGGCCGAGGGCATCGAAACCGCTCTGGTCGAGGTCGATTCACGCAACACGCCGGCCGGGGTGAAACCCGTCATCGCCACCACCCTGGAAACATTGGCCGGCATCACCGGCGTGACCGGCCAGACCGGCTACGTCACCGCCGACCCCACCGAAAGCAACAACGGCCCCTATTACTGGGACGGCACCGCGTGGCTGCCGTACGCGACCGGCGCGATGCTCGACGCCCTGAGCTCGCGCGTCGCCTCGACCGTGCAGACCCTCGCCGTGTACGCGCTTCTGGGTGCCATCACCGTGACGCGCAGCGCCAACGTGGTCACCGTGCACGTGGAGGCGTACTACAACACGGTCTGGTCGATGAACGTGGGCGACACGCGAAAACTGCTCGACGACGGGAAACTACCCTCGCCCGCGACCACCCTCATCTTCCCGGCGATAGTCAACGGCCAGGGATACTGGAACCGTCATATAACGGCGAACGTCACGACCAAAGGGGGCCTGAACGTCACGGCCCGCACGGACGTGGGCTTCAACGCCAACGAAAAAATGGGATTCTCCCTCACCTACGTGGCGAAGGAATAAACAGGAAAGGAAAAACAATGGAGACGACCGAAATCGCGGCGTTGAGCATCGTGGGCGTGCTCATCGCATTGGATTATCTGACGGGCCTCATGAAGGCCGTCCACGCGCATGACATCAGCAGTGAGAAGATGCGCGAGGGATTATGGCACAAGAGCGGGCTCGTGCTCGTCATGCTGCTGGCCGAGATCGTGGAACGCGGCCAGTCATGGCTCGACATGGGTTTCGCGGTGCCGTTGATCGTGCCCGCCGCCGTCTACATCAGCATCACGGAAATCTCGAGCATCATCGAGAACATCGCCGAACTGAACCCCGAACTGCGCGACGGCCCCCTGCTCGACCTGTTCCGCTCCAAAAAAGAGAAAGGGGGCAGGTGATGGACTACAGCACACTGACCCCCGACGGCACCCTGCTGCTGGGCAAGCACTACACGCCGGGCCGCGCCGGCCACCGCATCGAATACATCGTCCTGCACCACAACGCGGGCAACCTCTCCGGCCGGGACTGCTGGAACGTGTGGCAGACCCGCCAGGCCAGCGCACACTACCAGATCGACGCGGCCGGCGCGGTATGGCGGCTCGTCAACGACCAGGACACCGCATGGCACGCCGGAAACCTCGCGGCGAACCAGCGCAGCATCGGCATCGAGCACGCCGACATCGCCTCGAACCCGTGGGCCATCAGCGACCAGACACTTGACAGCGGCGCGAGACTCGTGGCCGCATTGTGCCGCCGATACCAGCTCGGACGGCCCGAATGGGGGCGCAACGTGTTCCCCCACAACCATTTCTCGGCCACCGCGTGCCCGGCAAGCATCGCGGGAAGCCAGAACGCGGCCTACATGGCCCGCGCGCAACAATATTACGACAACCCGGAAGGAACCGACATGCCAGCAAAGACCGATCCAGTGAACCTGCCCAACGGCGGCCAGACCGTCACCGTGGAATACATGCTCCAGGCGTTGATGAACCAGAACACCAGCGTCATCGCCAAAATCGACGCCCTGGGCAAACGCCTCGGCCCCATCAACGAGAAAATGCCCTACGACTACCTGCCCGCCATCCTCAACAACCTCAACAGCCTGTTCGCCGTCGTCGGCAAGATCGACGGCCAGGGCATCAGCGACGACCAGCTCGCCAAACTCGCCGACAGCCTCAAAACCGGCCTCGGCGAACAAGTCGCCGCCGAACTCGCCAAACGACTCGCCGACTAGGCCTGTTTGAGCAACGTGGCGGCCACGGCGACCCTCAATCGGTCGTCAGGCATCGCCACGTAGATTTGCGTGGTCTCCACGCTGCTATGTCCCAGCAGCTTCGAGACCAGCAGCAGATCGTGCGTGGTCTCGTACATGCGCGTGGCGTACCGGTGGCGCAGCGAGTGCGGCCCCCAACCGTCCGGCAGCAGCCGTGTGAGGTGGCGGGACACATACGATTTTTCGACGTGTCCCCGCCACCGGCCGGGGAACAGCCAACCGGGCGCGGCCGTTATCCGCTTCGCCAGGTCCTCGCTTATGGGCACTATGCGCTGTTTGTCGCCCTTGCCCCGCACTATCAGCGACGGGCCGGCGTCGCCTTCCAGCACGTCGCGCGAGTGGACGGCCGCGATTTCGGACAGCCTCAACCCGGCTTCTGCTCCGAGACGCAGCATGAGCCGTTCCACATCGTTCGCGGCGCACATGGCAGCGTATATGTGCACGTCGGGGCACGGGCGGGGATGCGGCCGCGTCTTGCGCACCTTCGGCAGCGCGGCGGCCGGATCGTCCGCGCGCCGGCCCGTGGCATGCAGCCACCGGAAAAAACCGACGAGCGTGTTTCGGTAGCCCTTGCGCGTCTCCGCCTTCCATGATTGCGAGGCGGTCCAATGCACTAGATCCTCCGACGTCACGTCATAGGGCGATTTATCCAGGCACCGCGCCGCGTGGCCTATCTTGCACCGCCGCGTGTTGACGGTGTCCTGACTGAGGCCCGCCGCCGTGAGCGATTCGAGCCATAGGGTGATTTCGTCCCGCCACTGAGCAGGGGGCAGCTTTTTGTGCATACTCACGGCCGGCATCCTTGGCGGCCGGCGGCATTACGCCGCTAGGATAAAATCAAATAATCGGGCTTCATGGATTTGAACCGTGGACCTCTGGGCAACAACGTTACCAGAGGTCCACGGTTCAAATCCATGCCCCGCTACCAATTGAAACCGGAAACCTTTTGGTTTCCGGTTTTTTGTTTTTCTAGGACGTCTCGCTCCTTTTATATAAAGTCCCCATACATATCGAACGCAACCGACGCGCACAACGTATGCTCATGCCGCCGCAGCCTTCATAATCGAACATAATCGCAAACCATGTATTAAA